CGGCAATCGCTGTTGCCCCCATCCGCTACTACTGCACTAGCGATTGCCGACCTCGCACGCCTCGATAGAGCACCGAGGTCGGCAATCGCTAGTGCAGTAGTAGCGGATGGGGGCAACAGCGCTCGAGCGAAGGATCAACTCTCCGCATCCCTTGCAAGGTCTACTAGTCTGAGCCATAGCCACCCTTCCCGGTGGTTAGACCCCGGAGCCCAGGTGCTGATACACCTGCCGGGGTCGCTTTGTCTCATTCTACGCGCACTAGGTCGGCATTCGGTTAGCATCGGTAGATGCGCCGCACCGTTGTCACTGTGTTCTTGCTTTGCCTTCTCGCCTCGTGTGGTAGCGGCAGTGATCCTGCTGCCCCCGAACCCGAGGGCGTCACGGCGTCCTCAGACTCGGCACCATCGAAGGCGAGCGCCGAAGCGTTCGCGACCGAGGCCGCCGAGAGGGTGTCGGCTCAAGACTATGCCGGCTCGTGGGCGCTTTGGGATTCCGCCAGCAAGAAGCAGGTTCCCCAAGGGGCATACGTCAACTACGGGGAAACCTGCGATATCGGTGGCGTTCCCGTGTCTGTCGATTCGGTTCGGCTGGACGGCGCCGAGCGAGCAGTCGTTCGCTTCGAAGCCGCGGGATACAAGCAAGCTCGAACCTTGGTCTTCGAAGACGGGTCCTGGGCGCTGAAGGCCACTCAGGACACCCTCGACTTGTTCCGTACCGGCGACCCAGTCGAGAACGCTAAAGCCGCTGGCGGCTGCTAGCCCCGCTTGACGAACCGTCCGCGGGCGTCGCGGGCTCGAGCTTGGGCGACCCCGTGGCCCGCGCTACGCAACGCTTCGAAGATTTGCTCCTGAGTAACATCCGCTCCGGGTGCCTGGCGTCGCGTCTTGACCTCGGGCCAAGGGCGCGGGTAGGGCTTGGCGTTCTTCTTCGACCCGGCCATAGCCTTGGCGTGCTGCAGGTCGTACAAGTCCCGCAATACCAGATCCGCTCGATCCACCGGGTGATCCCAGCCACCCAGCGCCGCGGCGATCTGCGAGGACGGATCACCCATCAGGATGAACGTCTGACGCCACGCCTCGCCATACGTCATCGCCTTGGTGCCAATGACCCGGACCGACAACTGAAAGCGGGTCCGCCAGTCGTATTCGAAAGCTCCTCGATGCTCAGCGAGCAAATCGAGAAGCGTCAGGATTGGGGGAGTGTCGCCCCATCGCCGTCGCCATGCGTCATCCATCCACCCAGAATCTCAAGACACTGAGCGTTGGGGAGGTCATAGAGAGCATCGATGGCCTCAGGCTTAGCGCCACACGCTTCGAGCATCACAAAGCCCAGCTTGAGCTGACCGACGTCGCCGTTCATTAGGGCGTCGCGGGTGTCTCGCCCGGTCAGCTTCTCCGCACCCTTGGAAGCGAACGGGAGCGTGTGTGACTTGCCAGCTGCGTCCTCAAACGAATACGGCTTCGGCTTAGCCTTGTGATCAGTCGGCTGCTTCGGTTCAGTCATGGCGTGCTCTTTTCTGTGCGCAGGGTGGCGCGCAGGTTGGGTCAATCGGTGGCCGGCCCCCTGCGCGAGACCGGCCACCTGTTCGGGTGTTAAGGCGTCTTGAGCGCGGTGGCGAAGGTCTTCGCATTAAAGCCCTTCACACTGTCCCGCTCGCCTTCGATCGTCACCTCGTAGCCGACAGCCTCGCCATTGGCATAAGTGATGTCACCGACCTCGGTCACGATCCCGCGCGGGATGTAGACGCGGATGAGCTCGGCGCCATCGACGACGTCGAGGACATAGGAGGCGTAGGTGCGCACCGCGCTCGTGTCGATCGTGTACGTGCCCTCGGTCGAGGACTGGGTGACCGTGACGCCAAAGTACGTCTCGATCGTCTCCAGCTTCGTCTCGAGCATGACAAAGTTCCATGACGGGTTCTCGTCGGACGGGGAACGGATCGTTCGGACCGTAGCCCCGTTTTGCCAGGCGGTAATGGGGGTCGAATCGCCTTCGCCGGCAGCGGCGTAGGTGACGCCGTCCTCGCCGATGTAGCCAAGGTCGGAGAATCCGGTAGCCGCTGCGGCTGCGCTGGTCGGAGCCGTCGCGCTGACGAGTCCCTTGCTGATAGCGCCCGTGACTGCGACGCGAACCTTGCTGGAGTCAAGCACCATTTCGTGTTCCCCTTTCAAGGGATCGTTGTTGGGCGGCTACTGGCCGCAATAGCCGCCGCGTGCGCGACGGTGACTGAGGGTTACTTTGAGGCAGCGGGCTTGGGGTCGGCTTCGACCCAGCCCTGCGTCTTGTAGTTGTCGGCGTGCTCGGGCTCAACCTCGATGGGCTTGCCGGCGCGGTCTTCGTGCTTCAGCTTCACGGTCATGCGGTGCGTCCTTTCGAGACGAGCTCAGCGGTGATGTAGCGCAGTTCGGCGCCAGACTCTTCGGGCACCGCGTATGGACCCCCGGTGATGGTGGCGCGCGATACGGGGTCGCCGTCGGGGGATGCGCCGAGTAGCGCGGCAACGAGGCGGCCGAGGTTGTTGGCGTCTTGCTCAGCGTTCTTGCCGGCCTTGACGAATACACGGACTCCGAGCCTGGGAGCCTCGCGCACTGTGTCGAGTCGTCCGCCCCCATCGCGACGGACGATGACCATGCGGTCGCGTCGTGTGCTTGGGACCGTGTTGGAGACGTACACGTTCGCGGCGTAGGCCTCAGTGCGATCGTCCAGCAGGGCGCGCAGTCGGTTGCAGGCCCAGAGTTCGATGTCGTCGTGGATGACGATGGGGAGAATGGTCATCCTCGACGACCGCCCGCAGCGTCGAGGGCGCGTGACAGGATGCCGAACTTTGCTTCCAAGATGTAGCCCTTGAAGTCGCCCGAAACAATCCGGTAGCGGACTCGGTTGGGGCCGACATGGCGGTCGATGTACAGCCCGTTTTCGTAGTCGTAGCTCTTGTCGTGCGGGTCCGCTTTGGCTGCCGCTAGGACGGCTTCGGCGCGGCCGGCTAGGTCCCCGGGCGGGTTCTGCAGCAGTTCACGCATGCCCTTTGGGAGCAACTTGACGGTCGTGCGTGCCATGTCATCCCTCCCAAACGTTCGCGAAGATCTCCATGCCGGGGGTCTCGCCGTTGAACGGGTTCGTCCAGATCGCGGGTCGGCCAACGATCTGGCACTTGAGGCCACGGATCACCAGGCGATCGGCTGCTGTGATGTCGTACACGTCGTCCGTCCACACAGCGAAGTCGGTGACGACGGCGTTGCGGTTCGTGTCGAATGTTTCGCGAGTCTTGGACGGATCGACGGCGCAACGAGGGATCGCGAGCTCGGCGGTGTCGTCCCAGTCGAGACCAGTCTCTTCCTGCGAATACGGGTCGAGGATTGCGGCTGCTCGGACTCGTGTGACCGTCTCACCAAACAGGTGCCGCATCAGTAGCACGGCGCTTCGGGGGAGTATAGATCCACCGCGAACGCGCGCTTCTTCTTGCCGTATCCGTCGAGCAGGCGGATCGTCTCGGCCGTGAAGTACAGCGACCCGGTGGGGTTGCTGAACTTGCGGTCGATGCCAAACGGGCCAGTCGTGACGCCCTCAGACTCGAGGCCCTCAGTCTCCGGGTTCATCATCGCGGACTTGACCATGTTGCACACGATTCGCTCGAGCGACTCGGCCATGAGGGTGCCCGCAGCAATGCGAGCATCCACATCCGGCCAACGCTCACGGATCATGTTCGATGCGTCGATCAAAAGCTGATCGGCGTAGTCCTGCTGCAAGTAGTCGAAGGAGGGCCAGCGGGCCTCAAGTTCGGTATGGGTTGCGAACGGCTCAGCCATGACCCTCCCTCTCTACTAGTTGCCAGACCGCTTCGTGGCGGCCTTCTTGACCGGCTTCGGCTTCTCGTCCTCGTGAGACTCGTCAGCCCAAACCGACTCGTTGGTGATCTGCTTCGCGATGTCGTCGTCCACCGGGCCGGGCGCGTAGGTGACGCCCCCGACCGTGGTGTACTTCGCCAGGATGCGAGGCATCAGACAACGACGTCCGCGACGAACGACAGATCCGGGTTCGTCAGGACGGGCAGCGCGATGGCGTCCGAGATGATCTCGGCGATCATCGGCGGCTTGTGGCCGCGGTAGGCGCCAACAACGAGTCCGGGCTGCTCGCCGGGTGCGATGTTCCAGTCGGGGTCCATCGACGTCAGGGTCTGACCCCAGAACGTCGCACCGAGCTGGGTGTCGTCCGCGCCCGTGTTCGGGTCCACCGGGGCCGGCAGGAAGAACAGCCGGTCGTCGGGAAGGACTCGCGTCGAAGCGCCACCGACCGACACGCGCCGATCGTAGGTGTAGATCGGCGGAAGGCCAGCAGCCTGAACCGTCGCCTGAACGTCCGCAAGGGTCGCGGGACGCGAAGCGCCGTTGCTGAGCTGCGTCGCGAACTGCGTCAGCGCACCCATGAGGCGAACGACGCGGGTCGACGTCACGATCGCACCAGGCGCCTCACCATTGGTGGCGACATAGGTGTCGTACCAAGTGGTGAGCATGCCCAGGGCGTCGGTCGAAGCCGTCGCCCACGTGGTGCCGGCTGCGACGCTGTGCGACGCCGAACGACCGAAGTCGTCGTTCATGAAGACGGCGCCGTTCTGCGTCAGCGAAGTGTTCGCATTCAGCAGCACCGAACCGCGCAGACGCTCGATCGACTCCGAGACCGCGCGGGCCACAATGTCGGTCGTGCGGGTCAGCGACAGCAGAATCGCGTCGTCGGTGGCATCCGCGCCACGGAGACGGAGCTGGTTGTACTCCGAGACGGGGATGTTCTGTCCCAGCGCCGGCAGCTCAAGCGAAACGCGCTTGCCACCAGGCCCCTTGCCAATCTCGGGCTCAGCGTCGTAGGCGCGGAAGTTCGCGACGTCGATCAGGCCGGTCGAGCCCTGAACGAAGCGGGCAACGATGTCGCTGACCTCGCGGTTGGGGAGCCACTGCGCGAGCGTGCCGCGCGAAGCTTCGTACTCAGCCAGACTGCGCCGCGCGTAAGCGGTGAGCTCGGCAGGATCGATGATGTCGGTCCAAAGTGCCATGAGTCAGACCCCTTTCAGCGGTAGTCGATGGAAACGAGGGCGCGCTTGGCGGCGGCCACGGGAGCGGTGAACGCATCGGTGCCGGTAGGCACCTTCGCGACCTTGACGCGACCGTGCGTGAACACGGGCACAGCGAAGTCGACGGCGCTGACGACGGGCTGATCGGTCAGCAGGTGTCCGACGAGGACGCCCGCTCCGGTCGTGGTTGCCTCGGCGGAGGTATACGGCACGACCATGCCGGCGACCTTCGCCAGCGGGGTGCCGGACGGGATGTAGCCGCTCGGGTAGTGGGTTCCCGCGGTGAAGGTGCTGATGTCCAGCACCTCGGTACGGGAGTTGCGAAGCGCGTGGGACGAGTCGAGCCAGGACTGGTCCCCAGCGCCGAAGGTTTCACTCTTCAGACGGGGCATTGAAGTGCCTCTTTCTTGGTGGGGGGTTGGGGTTGGTCCGTGGCTCGGCCACGTAAGGTCCGCGTTTCCGCGTGCCGCCTAGCTCAGGCGGGGGTCTTCTTGGGGTGGAGGCGGTCGTAAAGATCGCCACCACCGAGGCCGGCGTACTTGCTGCCGGTGGTCTTGGTTGCGCCACCCTGCGCCTTGTCGGGCTTGGGCTTGGGCTTCTCGCCGTTGTCGAGGACGAACGCGCCGGTGTCGGCGAGTTCCTTGAGCTTGGTCTTGATCGCCTCGGCATCGACTGAGCCGTCGTCGTTGACCTTGACGTCAGACAGGTCGAGTGCACGGACGGCGAGCGTGGGGCTGGCGAACTTCGCTTCGGCTGCCAGTGCTCGAGCCTCCGCGGACAGGAGGCGAGTGTTCGCAGCGGTCAGGGCCTCGGTGCGACCCTCGTTCTTCGCGGCTTCAACGGCCTTCTCCTGATCGGTCCGCGCAGCCTCGGCCGCCTTGTCGAACTCGGCGGCCTTGGTCTTCAGGTCGTTGTAATCCGAGAACTTTGCGCGCTCTCGCGACAGGCGCTCGCCGAGAATCCGGTCAAGGTCGGCCTGTGACGTGATCGCGGAGAACTCGGCGGCCTTCGCGGGCTCGCCGCCCTCGGTTCCGGCGCCCGCTTCGGCACCGTCGCCCTCGATGTAGCGCAGGTGTGGACGAATGATCTTCATGTGTTTCTCCGTGGCTCGTCAGCATCCGACCGAAGCGCGGTCGTATCGCCTTCCGCGCGAGGCGGGAAGAATGTGTGGCTCAGCCGAAGTCAGGAACGCCGACGCAGCGGCACCGGTCGTGACTTTCGAAGTCGACCGTGTCTTCGCTGTAGACAAACCCGCGCCCGATGAGCAGCGAACAGAATTCGCACTCGCCGTTACCTTCGCGTGCCCAGCCGCGCGCTCGAGGATCTTGGATCGATGAGCGCATGATCGTCTGCCGGTCAGCGTCGAAGATGATGCGCTGCAGACCGCCGGCAGCCAACGAAAGCGCGGTGGTCGCGTCAGGCGTGGCGCCGAATAGCGGACCCACGGCGAACCCAGCAAGAGCCTCGGTCCGTACAAGATCAGGCAGCTCGGCGACAATCGCGCTGAACCTGCCACGAACCTCAGCGCGTGCGCGCTGCTCCTCGTACCAGTCAGCTCCGAGCGAAGTCGCAGCCGAGCCGTACACCGACACAAGATTCGGCAGGATGTCGTTCAGCGCGCCCTTGACCAGGTCGGCGTTGCTGACATCCGCGAAGACGACAGACAGGTCGCGCTCGGCCAACCGTGCCAACTCGGCCAGATCGGCGCGGTGAGTCCTAGCCGCTGACGACAGGGGCATCGGGAGTCACCACCGGCTGACCAGCAGCCGCAGCCGCAGTGATGGCGCGGAGGGCAGCCGAACCACCCGTGCGGCGCCGCTCATTGCCGACCTCGACGATCTCGTCATCGGTCAGACCAAACTGCTGCAACGTGAAGTCCCACGTCGGATCAAGCACGCCAGCAGCGATCATCTTCGTCGCACGATCGGCCGCAGCGCCCGGAGCGACGAGGCTGACCGGCGTCCAGCGCGACTTGATTGCACCGGGCGGGGGCAGTTCTCCATCACGCCACAGAACACACAGTTCGCCGAGCTCGACAAGGCCAAGGTCGTACTGGCGCTGACGACGAACCGCGCGCTTGTCGATGCGAACATCGGCGCGCTGAATTGCATCGGCGCTCGCGGGGTTGTCGGTAGCGAAGCCGAAGTGCGTTGCCGGGATGCCTGACGATGCCGAGATCTCCTGCATGTACGTCTTGAGCAACTCTGTAAACGGCTGGGGAGACGCGCTCGCGAACTGGCCGGCCGAGGGCAACTGGTCACCGTCGTCACGGGGAGCCATCAGGATGCGCCCGATCAGAGCGTCCCACTGGCTGATCTTGTTGCCGTCTTCATCGACAAACATCGACTCGTCGGCGCCCATCAAGTAACGCTGAGGGGCCGCGTAAAACTCGCGCGCAATCTCCATGCCCAGCAACGTCCGCATATGCGAGTCGGTGATCGCGCGAATGTGCCGCGTGATCTCAGACCGTCCGCCCTGACGCGAAGCACGAGGCTTGTTGATCAGGACAGCGATCGGCACACGGTCATTCCCGTGCTCGTCGCGATCCGTGACCTCGATACGGCCCCTGCGACGCTCGGCAGTGATCGTCGTGCCCGGAACGTAGAGCTGCCAGCCGGTCAGGAAGTTGCGGTCGTCGTAGATCTCAGCGAGACCATCGGTAGCGCGACGCTTCCGCGGGTCCCACGTGGCCGTCATTCGGTTAGGCGACTCCGCCTTCACCAGCACGTCAGGCTCGCCATCCTCGCCCGTGCCGACCGTCAGATACGACAGGCCGCAGATCAGAGAGTCCAGCGTCCCCTGGCCGACCTCGATACCCAGGTGGTTCTCGTCGTAGACCGTGCCGAGCTCGTACTCGTCGTCAGCCGCAGCGTTCCAGCCGCGCCAATCCATGCGCTCATCCATGACGTCAACGACGATCTGAGGGCCAGCAGCAACAGCCTCGACGTTACGGAGGTGCGGAGGAATGGAGATACCGAGGTCGCGGACCTTCTTCGCGCCCTCGTAGTACGCCTCCTGGCGAACGTTCGCCTTCCGCGCACGAGAGAGCTGACCCAGAAGCTTGAGACGAACCGCTTCCTCATCGTCCGTGAGATTCTGAAGCTGAAGGAAGGCGGGTGCCTCGGTCATGAGCTCCCCTTCCTAGGAAAGAACGACAATGCGCTGCGGTTTCGACTTCTTCTTCTCAAACGAGAGCCCGTAGTGGGCATGTGTGACAGCGCGAACCGCAGCAACCTCGACAGTCGGATCGTCCAGATCCCACTCCTGCAATCCCGCCTTGCCGATCGCCTTCGCTCGAGCGATCTTCAAGCCGGCCTTCACGGCGGGCTGGTCGACGTGCGAGATGCGACCCTCGGTGACGGCGGTCGTGAAGCCAACGAACGCCTTGCCGGCATCCGACTGGCCCATCAGGTTCACCTTCACCCCGCGGGCACGCAGATCGTTCGCAAACGCTGCCGCTGGGTCGCGAGAGTCGATCATCACAACCATGCGGCGGGACTTGCGCCCGACAAACCACTCGACCAAGGCGCGGGTGTCATCCACCCGGGCCATCTCCGCCAAGTCGACGAAAATGTCATCCTCGCGGTCGATCGCCACACCGATAACGGCCTGGCGTTCAGGCGACATGGTCAACGAGTAGCGGGTAGGTGCATCATCGGGTGCGGTCTCATCCGGGATGACAAGCCGCGACCACGAACCGCCCGCGATGACCTGCTCAGTCTTCTCGAACTCGTCCCAGATGCCCGCACCCTCGCGCAAGAACGAAGCCTCGCCGAGCTTCTTGCGCATACGAAGGATCGCCTCGCGCGGGGTGTCCTCAGGGAATGACGGGTTGGCCTTCGCGATCTGGACCCAATCGGCGTCCGTCAACTTCGCCGGCAACGGCGTGAACTCGTAGCCCGGATCGGAACCGAACTCAATCCACGCCGTGTCATCGTCTTCACCCGAAAGCGCCTCTTGGCGCATCCGCGTGAAGATCTCGCCAGGGTCGGTCGGCTTCGGCGGCGTCCCCATGAACATCAGCAGTGCGCCAGTCTCCTGACGGCACTGGTTCATCGCGGGGATCATGTCGTCGAGCGCGTTCTCGCCAAGGATCTGCGCCTCGTCATATACGACCACGTCGACCTCGTCGAAGCCTCGACCGAAGCCAGCCGCTCGAGCACCAAAGAGGATGCGGGACCCGTTCGTAAACTCGATCGACTCTTCACCCGAACCGAGGATGACCTTCGCGATGTGCGGGGCGATTCGCTTTCGACGAGTGAGCGCCTGCATCTTCTTGAACGTCTCTTCAGCCGTTCGCAGCCGGTGCGCAGACCAAACAACCGTCAAGCCAGGACGTAGCAGGCAAAGAGCGAAGATGATCATGCCCACAAGGAAGGTCTTGCCGACCTGGCGCGGAATGCTGAGCCCAGTGCCGCCAATAGTCGAGGCGTACTTACCGTCCCCGCGCTTCGCCAGAATGATCTGACCAATCGGCTTCTGCCACCACCGGAACCGCACACCCAGCTCGCGGCACTTGTCCTCGATCGCCGGCCAACCGGTCGAAACGATCCCCTTAGGGGCTACAACATGCCGCGCAACATCAGACAGCCGTGGCGTCGAAGGCTTCGTCGTCGGAGATGCCATGCTCGGCCGCTTCCTGCTCGGCAACAGCGGCTCGACGCAACTCCTCCGCAGCAATCAGCGCATGCAGCTTGTTGAGCTCGTTGTTGAACTGGGGGCGAGTGTTCTCAGCGGCGGTCAGCAGCCCGTCCGCGATGAGGCGACGCTGGGCGAGCAACATCTCAAGCACATCACCCGAAGCCACAGCCTCGGACAGAGACTTTGGAGTAGCGGGCCGCTCGTCCTCATCGACCACACGCAAAGGCTTGCGAGACATCTCGCACCACCTTTCAACGTGACGGGAGGGG